GCAGGGATTACGACGAGCGTGTCACTATGCCTATTGATATTTCTGATGAGGACTTTGCCAAGATCGCTAAATTAGCACATGACAGAGATGTTACTTTCAATCAAATGGTAGAACATATTCTACGCGAAGAAATTCAACGCCGCACCTAATCCGATTTGCAATAAGCCCTCGCTATTTTGGTGCCCTTGGGGGCACTTTTTTTTGACTTTTGCAAGATATATAGTTATAATAGCACAATGAAGAAACTACCTTACATTGAAGATTACATAGACCTTATGGCTGATCATGTATTGACTTGGCCACCCAAGGATCCAGTTATTAAGTTGGCAAGGTATGATGAACCCATTGTGAATAGCATGGGTGAGCAAATACAAAGACAGCAAGGATTTACCGATAAGCAGGCTGTACTAGCTCATAAGATTGTTATCAAGTATAGAAAGCAGTGGGCCGCGGCTGGATACTCAATAGATCATCAATCTGAACCTAAGTTTAGATTTCCTATACGTACTATAGATCGTAGTCTACACATTGATGTGGTCGACGGGGATATAGAAATACGCTTTCCGTATAACCAAGAACTAATCGGCCATGTCAGGGCTGCGGTATCCGAGTTGCCGGGAAAACTATTATTTGATAAAGATAAACGCTGCTGGTTAGCTAGTCTAATAGAACCCAGGCTTATTTGGGCTAAAGAGTTTGGTGCTAAATATAATTTTAGCTTTGGTCCTGCATTTAATCAATGTCTTGAAAGTATGCTCAGTCAAGAGGACTATGCCATACAATTAAGGTACAATGGTACAGATTTTGAAATTACAAATGCCGCCGATAGTCTTTATGATTATATCAATAGCAATGGTGGGTTTGGTATTAGCAATCTTGCCAGGCTAATTGATCTGGCCGGCATCTGTGGGTATACAGTAGATGACACAGTATATAACCATTTGCCTGAAGAACTTGATCTCGCACATCTTGAGATGTTGTTAGGACGCGATATCAATTTACAATATGATATCGGTGCAGAGCTAGATCTTACTGCGGTGCAAAAATATGCAGCAATGACTAATAGGTACCCTATCTATGTATACGAGTCTGGTTCCAGTCAACTGCGCCAAGCCTTAGATAGATGCTGGTTGCCGGATCAAATTTTAGATTTAAAAAGTATGCCAACCGCAGCACACCATAACCAACCTGTAGTATATTTTAACCATTGGAAATTAGCACAGATAAATTTACCTTTGCTGGTTACCAGTCACACCTTAATGATAGGAAGTCGCCGACAACAAATGCTACAATCAGCGCAGAAAATTATTTACTACTCACAGCGAATACTAGACAATGCCTCAATGCCAACTACAGATACGTGATGAAGTCAATGTCAAGATCACAGATCTAGATGTCAACACTAGACGATTATTGACCAACAAATTCAAATTTGAAATTCCAGGATCGCGCTACTTGCCAGCGGTTCGACTAGGCCGGTGGGATGGTAAAGTCAGCTATTTTAGCTTGGCCGGGGCCACCTATATCAATCTGTTGCCAGAAATTATTCCTGTATTAGAAGAACATGGTTACGACATTGACATAGAGGATATACGCAACTATAGCACTAAATTCGAATTTGAGCGAATTACTGAAAATAGTTTTGAACAGCATAAGTGGCCAGAAGGTCATCCTGATTCAGGTAAAGCTATACAGTTGCGTGACTATCAACTTGACATCATAAACAGGTTTTTAGACAATCCACAGTGTATACAGGAAGTGGCCACCGGTGCAGGCAAAACTATTATGACTGCGGCATTAAGCCATAGTGTGCAGAGACATGGTCGAAGTATAATAGTAGTACCTAATAAGAGTTTGGTCACACAAACCGAACGCGACTATCGTAACTTAGGTCTCGATGTTGGGGTATACTTTGGTGATCGTAAAGAGCCAGGACATCAACATACTATTTGCACATGGCAAAGCCTAAACGTATTATTAAAAAACACACAAGCTCATGCCGGTGACATAACCATACAAGAGTTCTTAGAAGATGTGGTTTGTGTAATTGTGGATGAAGTACACATGGCCAAAGCCGATGCACTCAAGACACTATTGACTGGCGTAATGAGTCACGTGCCTATACGTTGGGGGCTAACTGGTACAGTGCCCAAGGAGGACTACAATCGATTAGCGTTACTGTGTACTCTGGGACCGGTAATAGGTCAACTTAGTGCTAGCGAGCTACAGGATCGAGGAGTACTAGCACAGTGTCATGTGAATATCATACAGTTACTTGATCATAAAGAATTTAATAACTACCAAAGCGAGTTGAAATATCTATTAGAAAACCAACAGCGACTAGACTATATTGCCAGCATGATCGAGCGCATACGCGAGTCTGGCAATACCTTGATCTTAATTGACCGAGTAGCAGCAGGTCGTGCTTTAGTTGAACGCATACGTGACGCAGTATTTGTTAGTGGTGCTACCAAAGGCACTGATAGGCAGGAAGAATATGACGAAGTGGCAACGGCATCGGATAAAGTCATCGCAGCAACCTACGGTGTGGCGGCAGTTGGCATCAATATTCCTAGGATTTTTAATCTTGTGCTTATTGAGCCTGGCAAGAGTTTTGTACGTGTTATACAAAGCATTGGGCGCGGCATTAGAAAAGCGTCAGACAAAGACTTCGTCCAAATCTGGGACGTAACTAGTTCCTGCAAGTTTGCCAAACGGCACTTAACACAGCGTAAGAATTTTTATCGAGGGGCAAATTATCCATTTGACCTTGAACGCACCGATTATCTATAATATATAATATGTCAAGAATACTAAACCTAGATACTAATCGTAGTTACGACCTTAATGAAATCCCAGAAGAGGTTGAAGACCTTCGTTTTTGTGTGTTGGATAATTCCGACCCTAAAACTCCGGACTATTTTTTCATACCCCTGATCTTTTTAGAAAGTTTTAATTCACCAGCTTTGGTGCTGCGAATAGGTCAAAACACAGTAAAAATGCCAGTGGATTGGCAACTCTTAATCGGTGAAATCGACATGGGCGATTTGGAAGTTGTGCCTTTGACCAGTATAAACGATCGTGGATTTTCTGCTTTTTGTTTTAATCCCATTACCAGTTACAGACCTGAATTTCATCAAGTTGAAATTGTTGATATCTATCAGGACGTTAAGTGGTATTTTCCTAAACTCAAGCCGGGGCAGATGTTAGCAGTTCCTTTAGACTCAGATGTAGAAACTCCGCTGTGTGCATTTTTTGTAAAAGAAATTAGTCGTGTCAGTGAAGTAGTAGATTTTGGGAAAGCATGGTAATGAGCGACAAACTTAGTATACATAATGAAATGCGTTGCTTTGACAAAAAGGATCGTGACTTCTACGATAGTTTAAGCACAGATGAATTAAAGAAATTCAGTCCTTACTTGATGTTAAAGTGGGGTGCTAATATTGATGCTGATCCAGACTTGGCCGAGTATTATCTGCGAGCTACCAATGAAAGAGTAAACATAGACTTTTTTAGCTTAGGACGTCATAAAAAGTTACAATGGTTACTATGTACTACCGTTAGCCCTGGGCTAGGTACATATAAACATTACTGGATCAAAGCCAAAAGCCGTGAAAGCAAATTAAAAGGCAGCCAGATGTTTGCACAGGAATTTCCATTGTGTAACAAAGATGAGATAGAACTGCTGTGTAAGGTCAACGATGCCAAAGACATAGTCGAACATGCTAAAAATCTAGGATGGGACGATAGGCAAATCAAAGATGACCTATAAATGTCAGTATTGTAATCGAGAGTTCACCAAAGAATCCACACTAGTACATCATGCCTGCGAGCGTAAACGCAGATTCCAACAGGAGTCAGAAATTGGTGTACAGTGGGGACTACAGGCCTATTTGATATTTTACAATACCATGCCAAATTCTGGCACCAAAACCTATAAAGATTTTGTTGATAGTTCATACTATACTGCGTTTGTACGATTCGGCAGACATTGTCATAGCATACACTGTGTCAATCTTGCAAACTATACCAGGTGGCTGTTAAAGAATAATCGTCGACTAGACCAGTGGTGCTCTGACCAATTCTACGCACAATGGTTGGTTGAATATCTTAAAAAAGAATCAGTGCAGGATGCACTAGAACGCAGTGTACAAACCATGGTAGATTATGCTCATCAGCATCCGGAGCTGCGTAATGGCTATAGGGATTACTTTAGATTGGTAAATGAAAACAGAATCTGTTATCATATCTCTACTGGTCGCATCAGTCCTTGGGTAGTGTATCAAAGTGATTCAGGGCCTGATTTTTTAGACAGGCTGCAGGAAGACCAGATCAACAACATAATTGACATGATTGATCCTGGTTACTGGCAAACCAAATTCCGTGATGCAGCAGAGGACGTTGTTTTTGTACGGCAAGTATTAAGTTCGGCACAGCTATGAAATTCACTTCAGACATTGATATTGATTTCGCAGATCGTAGTAAAATCTTAGGCTTAATCAAACATAGAGCGGCTAGTCTCACAGATCGCACACAACATAATACTGGGGTTTATGTAACTGAGATTCCACATGATCCGGTGACCAATCGTGCTACCATCGACTATCGTCAGGCTGAACAGCGCGGTTATGTTAAGTTGGACTTCTTAAATGTAAACGTTTATCAACAGGTACGCAACGAAGCTCATCTTGTTGAACTCATGCAACAGCAGCCGCCCTGGCATAGACTCAATGAAAAATCATTCTGTGAACAGATAATTCACATAGGCAATCATTATGATACCTTGGTCAGGTTACCAGAACCGGTGAATACTATTCCAAGGTTGGCTATGTTTCTAGCTTTGATTAGACCGGGCAAGCGTGAGCTGATAGGCCGGAGCTGGCAGCAGATTGCAGAGTCGATCTGGACGCCACCTGCCGAAGGTTATTATTTTAAAAAAGCTCACGCTATTAGTTACGCACATCTGGTGGTAGTACATATGAATCTATTAGATCTTACGAATAAGAGTAATTGATCTTCGTTTGCTGCGTTTAGCAGCCATTTCTTTCAAGTTTATGTGTGGGCCAAGGCGTATGTCTACGTCCTTGCTGTTCATGGTCTTTACACAGAATTTAAACTCTGCCCAGTCAGTCTTTAAGAACACGTTGATGGGAATCATACGATTGCTTTCCCACCACCATTGCTCACCAAATTCCAAAAACTTCTTCTTTTGATCTTCGGTACGTAAGCTACCAAAGTCATAGATAGTTGTGATTTGTTCATCGGAATTCTGGATGATTCCCACGTATTCATTGCCTCCATAGACCAATAATGTCAAGAATGGAAACTGTGACAACTGCTGTTTAATTTCTTCCACTTTCAAATAAATAGTACAATAATATGATTACAGTCCAACTTTATTTATATCCGGTTATTATGGTGGCCCATATTTGGGACCCTACGATTTATTCAGTGACAAGGAACCAGCCTGTGTATGCAAAACCTATAAAAATTTATCAAGGTGTAGACAATCCGGTGCAAGTACGGATTCGAAACCAAGAACAGCGTCCAGTCAACATGACAGGTCGTAGTCTACAGGTTGACATACAGGATCCGGGTAGCTATAGCACTGTGTTTACATTTGGTGTAAATTTTTATAACCGTGACAAGGGATTTGGGTCATTTGTTATAGATAAAGATACAGTAAATACTTTGGACAAACGGCAATACAAGATTACTTTCAAGGTAGTTGATGACACGGCTTTGTATGAACAGCCGGCTTATATCGATGATAACTATGGTGTGCCTTTAGACTTGATTGTTTTACCTGCTTACTATGGTGATATGCCGCCGCAGGAAGGTGAAACCGACGATTACTTAATAATAGACAGCGGGAATGAACAATGACTATCTCTAACTCAGTACTGAATTTAAATGTAAGACAGCTTTTATTCAAGCGTCAAACCACAGCTATTGCCGAACTTTATGTTGGCCCGTCCGGCGAAGTTGTATTCGACACAGGATTAAAAGGTCTCAGAGTACATGACGGCAGCACCGCAGGTGGTATACGTGTTCCCACTCTACAAGATGCAAACATAGCAGGTAATGTTTGGGCAAGCTACTGGAGTAACATATATGTAAATGACGGTTTGATTCCGGTCTACGATTCAATTTCAAATGCCATGGCCTTTGCTGGCAATATTCAAGGCGATGTTCAAAACATTACCGGAAACTTAGCACCGGCATTAGCCAAACTAGAAAGTGTTTGGAACAGCCTGGGCAATAATGTAAATTTTCTTGGATTTGTCAACAGCGAATTTGCCAACGTAAACCTTAGACTTACCAATGAGACTAATCGTGCTATAGCTGTTGAAACTACTATTGCGTCTAGCGTGGACGCTGAATCTAATGCCAGATCCAGTGCTATTACCACAGTTACATCTGCTTTAGCTAACCTTACTGCTGGATTAAATTCTGAGATCAGTACACGAGCTAGCGAAACGGCTGCCCTTACAGTAAGCATAGCCAATACCAATACCAATCTTACCACTGAGATCACATTACGTACTGCTACCGACACCCTATTAGGAGCAGCTATTAGCAACGAAGCCAATGTAAGATCCGCTGCTGACTCATTGGAAGCCAATGTAAGATCCGCTGCTGACACTGCTATTGCCGCCAATCTTGCTACAGAAATTGCAGATCGCATCAGTACAGTGACCGCAGAAGCCAATATTAGATTACTACATGATAATAGTCTACAGGCTAATATTCAAGCAGAACAAACCGCCAGAATAGCGGCGATCGCAGGTATCACTGCCAATATAGTTGCTGAAATTGCAAGAGCCACTGCTGCTGAAGCTGTGATTGATGCCAATGTTAGTATTGAAGCCAACGCTAGAATACTGGCCGTAAACACACTAACTGCCAATTTGGCAGCAGAAGTTACAAGAGCTACCACTAAGGAATCTCTAATTGATGCCAATGTGGCTGCTGAATCTGCTGCTAGAATAGCAGCGATAAACACAGAAGCCAATGCTAGAATCGCCGCCGATAGCAGTCTACAAGCTAATATTGTATCGGAGGCAGCAGCCAGAACTGCCAGTGACACACAATTAAATGCTAACATTGCCGTATTAGCTAACACTGTAACTTTACTAACTGATAGAGTAGAAGCTAATATCGTAGTAGAAAGAACTAGAGCTATTGCTGCTGAAACCAGTCTGCAGGCTAACATTGCAACAGAAACTGCTGCTAGAAACGCTGCCGTGGCAACTTTGAACACCTCAATCGCTACGGAAGCCAATGCCAGATCAGCTGCCATTACCACAGTAAATGCTACAATAGCATCTGAAACTGCTAGTAGGCAAGCTAACGCTGCTGCGCTGCAAGGGCAGATCCTTAGTATTCTTAATAACACTAGTCCGGGCGCACTTGATAGCTTGGCCGAATTGGTTCTGGCCTTCCAAGCAGCCGACGCTAATTTGTTAGTCACTGTGAATACATTGACCAGTGGTGTCAACAGTACCATTGGCTCAGAAACAGCAAGAGCTCAGGCCGCAGAAGCTACCTTACAGGCTAACATCAATAATGAAAAGACACAGCGTATCAGCGATATCAATTTGGTGTACGCTGCGATCGCTAGTGCTAATAGTGCTCAAAATACTAGCTCATTGTCAGAAGCTAGTACTAGAGCCGCAGCTGATGTAACACTACAAAATAATATCAATACCGAAGCGACCAATCGTGCCACTGCTGTAACAGCACTGTATGGTAACATTCATGCTGAAATGACAGCTAGATTGGCCGGTGATACAGCAGAAATTACAGCTAGAACCGCAGCGGATAATGTATTGGCTGCTAATATTGCTGCTATACAAGCAACTCAACATCAATTGACTTCTGGTTCGTATACTGCCGACTTAACCAATGCAGGTGTATTAAATGTGCCTGGCCATTTATTGCCTAAGAATAACCTTAATCAAGACCTAGGCAGTCCATCACAGTCCTGGCGTAACCTTTATGTTGCTGCTAGTACAATTTACTTGGGTACCAGCGCAGTCAGTGTTGATCCAGTGGCTGGCTTACAAGTTACCACTGGTGGTGCTCCTGCTCCATTATCTGGAAATGTTAAGTTCAGTGATGGCAGCATCCAAACTACTGCGTTCTTGCCTAGCTTTATCACCACAGAAGCTTCTGCTCGTACAGCAGCAGATACTAGCCTACAGGCCAATATCAACACAGTTGATGCTGCTCGTATATCAGGTAACACTGTGGTATCTGCTAGAATCACTCAAGAGATCACAGACCGTACAGCAGCCGATGCAGCACTGCAAGCCAATATAAACACTGTTGATGCTGCTCGTATTGCAAGTAATAACACTATCTCTGCTTTACTGGCTAGTGAGATAACCAATAGAACAGCAGGTGACACAGCACTACAGGCAAATATAACTGCATTGACCGCAGCCACAACGGCGGCTAACACAGTTTTAGCCAGCTTGATAACAACAGAATCAACTAATCGTGCTAGTGCTATCACTAATTTGCAGGCCAATATCACAGCCGAAACCACTAGAGCACTAGCTGCCGAAGCTGCAATTGCTGCAAATGTTAGTACATTGACTGTACAAGTAGCGACTGGATTGAAACCATCGTTGCTGAATGGTGTATATTTTGCCAACTTGACAACTGGTGGTGAATTACTACTGCCGGGCAATGTAGTGCCTACAGCAAACACAGCTAGTTTAGGCAAGAGTAGTGCACGTTGGAATGAGATTTATGTAACCAACAATGGCTTGAACATAGGCAATGCCGCAATTAGACTAAGTGACTCCGGCGATTTCAAAGTTGCCACTGGTTTACTTAGTACAGGAATTGGAACCAGTGTAAATGATGCCGAATGGCTAACTGCTACCCCGGTTATTACCATGAAGATTTATGGTGACTCTACACTGTTCAGTTTAGTAAAAACATTCTCAGGCGGCGAAACTATTGAAGTTAAGAGTCCGTTTACTAGAGATGTAGTGATACAAAATGCTCCTGTGATTCCAACCAGCCCAAGTGGTGTCGATGGTGGCGGTCGAGCATACTACAATGTTGACTTTACTGTAGATTCAGTTAGACCAAGTGGTATTGTTCCGGGCACAGGTTCAACAACTTACCAATATATCTTGTCGTTTAAGATGGCATTCACTAGCAAAACCAATGTCAGCAGCCTGATAAACGGTAACATTGCTGCTAGTTTAGACACTGCTGGTAATTTAAGTGTACCTGGGTTCATAATTCCTAAAACTACAGGAGTTTATGCACTAGGTAATGCTAGCCGTAAGTGGCAAAGCATTTATTTAGATACCACAGCATTCTTTAACGATGTGCGTATGACAGTAAACGCCGGCGGAGTACGTATAACGTCGGTTAGTAATGTAAGTTTACCATATTTTGGTAATGTTGTTTATACAGATGGGTCTGTTCAAACTACTGCGTTCTTAACATCTTTCATTACTAACGAAGCTAGTACTAGATCAAATGCAGTGGCCAATCTACAAAGCCAAATTGATTTCATTAAGAATAACACAGATCCGGCTGCGTTAGACAGCTTGACTGAACTGTTAGCTAACTTTAATGCCGTTTCAAATACAGTAAGCTCTATAGCAAATACAGCAGTACAAGCAGAAACTACGCGAGCCAATTTGGCTGAATTTAACCTCAGAGCCAATATTGTAGCAGAAACTGCTCGTGCAACTGCTGCCGAAGTTGCATTACAGGCCAATATTGTCGCGGAATCCCAGACTCGTGCTAATTCTGTAGCTAATCTACAAGGACAAATCAATAGTATTCTTAATAACGTTGATGCCGGGGCCCTGGATAGCCTAAGCGAAGTAGTTGCATTTGTTACTGCCGCAAACATAGCTAGCTTTAATACACTAGCTAGTGGCATCAATACCGAAGCTAATTTACGTCTCACAGCAGATACTGCTTTACAG